AGATGCCCCTTAAGCAAGGCATCGCAGTTCACACGCTCTGGAATCTAATGGCCCTTGCCTTCCCAGGTAGTGCGGCGGAGAAGTCTGCGATGTGGCTCAAGTTTCGACAGGAGCTATATCTGGACCCACCTGCCGTTCGCCCGAGACCGGACCGGGAAGTGGTGATACGGGAGCGTATTGAGCCTCACACTGCTGTTGTTCCAACGCAGCAGGCTCGCGTTTCCGAGTTGCCGCCTCTCTGCCCGTTGTTTGAGATTCAAGGCGACCCATCGATCTTTCTGACCGATCGTGACGAACCTCGCAAAACAGTTTATTTCTTCTTGTTGCCGTACGGTGTCCCTGGTTATATGCCCACGAACTCCCTCTGGAATTTGTGGTCAGTGACTCGTAACCGTATCCTCGCTGAGGCTCCGCTGAATCAACGCGATCAATACGTTGCTTGGCGGACGGCATTTGGAGTAAGAGACTGGCTTACGGACCCAATTCGTCATGATTGGTGGACACAATCGTTTTCCTGCGAAGGGGACTATGGAACTCTTCTGGATGAGATGCCATTTGAAGTCTGGTTGCAACATTACCCGGCGGATAAGCGCAAACGCGCAATGGCAGCTCAGGAGGCCATTTTGCAGGGTGGGAAAACGCTTGTCCTTCGTGCCGCTCGTCGGACGGAGGTCATGGTCAAAACGGATGAGATGTTGTTCCGGTTTAATGAGAAGGGTTACCCGGAACTGAAACCTCGTGCCATCGCGAATGTCAACCCCAAGGTAGCCGTCTATGTTGGACCCCAAGTGTGGTCTGCGCAGAAGCGGCTAGCTTCCATTTGGCATTGGCAGGCACCATTCTTGCCCTATTCTGGTCCTGGAGAGGAAACGACCTATGTCAAGATCACGTTTGCGACGCAAACGACTGACCTGAAACTCTCTTTGTGGCTGGCTGACTCTATGGCTCAACTTCAAAGTTACCCTCGCGCTGTCGCTTTGATGGTGTCGGGTGATGATGTAATCGCCGTGTGTTGGATTGGTGGCAAGTTAGTGGTGTTTGAGGGCGACTTGTCCATGTGCGACCAGAGTTGTCAGGAAGGTCCTTTGAACACGGAGTGGTATGTGCTCCGGTTGCTGGGAATGGATGTGGAGAGGATTGAAGTCCTGGAAAAAGTAGCTCGAGCTCCTTATTTGATCAAGACAAGGAAGGCGGATTTACAAGACGCCCGAGTCACGATCACTAAGGAAGAGCGAATTATCCGGGACACCGGTGGGACTGACACCTCCATCGGCAATACCGTCTGTGTGGGGCTGGCTAGTCTGCGGGTCTTCGTGACCACTACTGGCCTCACAAAAGACCACCTCGCCGCCGCTTTTCTCAGCCTCGGCTTCAAGATGAAGATACGGCTTCATTCTGACATTGCGG